CCGTGGGCCGCTATGTCCGCGACGAGGTGGTGCTCAGCGCCTTTCAGAAGGGCCACCCGGACGACTACGCCACCGTGGTGAGGTTCCAGCACAAGCACAAGGGCTACGTGAACCGCTTCAAGGGCTTTCAGGCCAAGATGCGGCGCGTCAATGCCCAGGTGCCCAAATGGACCCCCAGTCAAAGCCACAAAATTGGCGCCTGGTTGGTCGACCGGCTGATCACCGCCACTGGCTGGTATGAGCCCTTTGAGTGGGCCAGCACCCGCAGGGCCTCGCAGGGGGGAGGCTTCATGACCACCAAGGGACTCAAACCCACCGACGCTTTCAAACAGGCCCGGCTCGCCCTGCTGGCCCAGGCTGAGGCCCTGGCCGCCTGCCACTGGCCCATGCTCTGTGAACCGAACGATTGGTCCGACACAGCCAAGGGGGGCTACCTGACAGCTGAGATGCGCCACGGTCATGACCTGATTCGGGGCTGGAGGCGTGGAGGTTGCTCACATAAGCTGGAAGGGACCAAAGCCCTCCAGATGCTGAACAATCTCCAAAAGGTTCCCTATAAGATCAACACCTCTGTGTTGGGCATAGCGAACGTGATGGGGGAACAGCGACTGACCCTTGGATCTTTCAAGAACCTCGACCTACTAGAACCCCCGTCAAAACCTGATTGGGAAACAGCTTCTGATGAAGCCAAAACAGAGTACAAGAGAATGAGAACCCAGGTGGAGGACTACAACTCTTCTGTTTCCCAGAAGAACTATCGGACTCGTGAGTGTCTGTTCGTAGCGAACAAGTACCGCGAGGAGGAGTCGTTCTGGATTCCCTGGTCATTCGACTTCCGTGGTCGGGTCTACCCCCTTGTCACAAGCCTCAGCCCTCAAGGCACTGACTTCGACAAGAGCCTCTTCCTCTTTGCTGAGGAGGGACCGGTCAACACCTACTGGCTCAGCTTCCAGGTCGCCACGACTTGGGGCCTGGACAAAGCCACCATGGAAGACCGGCAGGACTGGGTCAGCAACAACCACAACCTGATCTCTCGCATCGCCAAAGACCCCCTTGGAAGCCTCCAAGAGTGGTCGCAAGCGGAAGAGCCCTGGTGCTTCTTCGCTGCATGTGTCGAATACAACGACTGCGTGATCGAGAAAACCCGATCGACCTCAGGTCTTCCTGTGTCGGTCGATGCCACCTGTTCTGGTCTCCAGCACCTCAGTGCCCTGACCAAGGACTTGTCGGCTGCCCAGATGGTCAATGTGGTTCCCACCGCCAAGCCCACCGACGCCTATGCGCTGGTGGCTGAGAAGGCCAAGGAGTTCCTGCCTGAGGCCTATCACCCCCTGATGAACCGCAAGGTGACCAAGCGCACCGTGATGACCACCCCCTATGGCGTCACCATGAACAGCGCCCGCGGCTACATCCGCGAGGAGCTGCCCAAGACCTTCGAGGATGGTTCCCCTGTGGAGCTCTCCCTGGTCACCAAGGCGGTCTTCCAGCAGGCCATCCCTGCGGTCATCCCTGGCCCCATCAAGGCCATGGGGTACATCCAGCGGGCAGCCGTTGACCACATCGATCAGGGCCGCCCCTATGTCCACTGGGTCACCCCCTCCGGGTTCCCTGTCTTCCAGGACTGCCGGGTGCCTGAGACCGAGAGGGTCAACACCAAGCTGCTGGGCTCCAGGATCCAGGCCAGTGTCTTCAAACCGTGGAGTGAGTTGTCCATCGACCGCTCTGCCCACCGAGGAGGCTCTGCGCCCAACCTGATTCACAGCCTGGATGCCTCTTTGCTCCACCTGACATACGCCGACTGTGACCTGCCCTATACCCTGATCCATGACTGCATCCTGATGCGGTCCTGTGACCTGGACAGGGCCAACACCAAGATCCGCCAAGTATTTGTTGAGATGTACTCCCAGCCAATACTTCAGGACTGGGCTGCCCAGCTTGGTGTTGAGTTCGACGAGTCGGTCATGATCAACACCCTCAACATCGAGGGAGCCCTCAATTCCACTTACCTATTCTGCTAACCACCCATGGCTCTCACCAAATCCGACGAAAAAAAGATCGGCACCTATGGCTTCCACGAGCCTGCGCCTGCTGACCAGTTCGAGCCTGAATCGTTCGGTGTGATCTCGATCTACCGCATCGAGGCCAACAAGGCAGGCGATGACCTGCGGAACCGCTCCAGTGGGATCCAGCTTCGCTTCAAGCGGTTCACCACCGATGCTGCCATCAAGCAGGCCCGCAAGATCGTGAAGCAGCTCAACGCGGGTGAAGACCTGCTCCAGGGTCGTGACCGCCTGGTTGTGTGTGTTCCCACCGGCCGCCCCCGTGGCCGTCGCCCTCAGAACTGAAACAGGCCTACCAATCCACCCACGTCGAATCACCATGAGCAACCTCATCCGGCAAGCCGCCAGCATCACTGGGTTTGATGAAACCGTCATCGCTTACCTCTACAATGAGTTCACTGAGGAGGGCCAAGAGGGTGAAGACTTCTTCGAGTACCTTGCTGACCAAGTCGGCTTAGCCGCCTTCGTGTTGGCTGCCGCGGGTGGAGGTGATCTTGATGATTGCATCGAGGCCTACGACGAAGGGGTTGCTGTAACCCTCACCTTCGACTCCGAAGAAACCGAAAAGTAATCTTCCACCGAATCCACCTATACACACCACCCATGGCCGAAGGTCGCTTCATCTTCACCACCACTCTGGAGGGCTACATCAACGCTCTCAAGCCCAGTGGGAAGTTCAACAACTGCTCCATCTCCTTCAAGATTCCCGAAGAGCTGCTGCCCTCCTTCGATGAGCAGCACGACAAGTGCCTCGCTTGGGGTGCCAACAAGTTCAACGGGAAACGCCACGAGAAGGCCCTGCCTAAATGGGATGAGGATGGCACCGTCAAGGTGTCCTATGGCGGAGACGCATCCCAGCCCATGTTCCCCTGGGTGGACACTGACGGCAAGCCCATCGACCTGGACACCCAGATCTGGAAGGGCACTGTGGTGAAGCTCATCGTGGACATCAAACCCTATGTCTACGCCACCAAGGCCGGCTCCAGCCTCAAGGTTCGGGGTGCTCAGGTCATCAAGCTGGTCTCCAGCGGCGGTGGATCCGACTCCGGTGAGCTCGAAGCCGAGGATGTGGCGGCCTTGTTCGGTACCTCTGAAGGCTTCAAAGTCGACAGCCCCAACTACCAGCCCCCCGCCGAGGGTGAGCTCGGTGAGGATGACGAGGACGACGTGCCCTTCTGATGACAAAGTACCGGTCCCGACTCGAAGAGAGGCTGGCCCGGTGGCTAGAACTCAACGACCACCCCTTCGAGTATGAAAGCCTCCGACTTAAATACACGATTGAGGCGGTTTACACGCCTGACTTCATTCTCCCGAACGGGGTGATCTTGGAAGCAAAGGGGTGGTTCAAGCCTGAAGATCGCCGCAAAATGCTGGCGGTCAAGAAGGCCCACCCCGAGTTGGACATCCGCATGGTGTTCCAGCAGCCCCATAACACCCTGTCGAAGGAATCCAAAACCACCTACTCCGCCTGGGCTGAGAAGCATGGCTTCCCCTGGGCGGCTTCCCACAGCATTCCCGATGAATGGTTCCAATAGACGACTCTGAGTTCGTCTGCCACCAACCATGCCCAAACTGCGGGAGTAGTGATGCCAATAGCCTCTACTCAGATGGCCACGAGCATTGCTTCTCCTGCGGTCACCACACCGGGGCCACTGGTGAGCAGATCACAAGCCGCACCACCAACACCCGAATCCACATGGACTTCACTGGGGACATCATCCCCCTCAAAACCAGGGCCATTACTGAGGAGACCTGCAAGAAGTTCAACGTCCGCTACGACTCATCCACTCGAACCATTCGGTTCCCCTACTACACCCAAGCCGGTCAGCTGGTCGCCTTCAAGAGTAGGGACACGGACAAGGACTTCAAATGGGCTGGCAAAAACGAAGACCACACCCTATTCGGTCAGCAGCTATGGGGACAAGGCAAGAGCATCGTGATCACCGAGGGTGAGCTCGACTGCCTTTCCGTCTACCAGGCCCGCCCAACATGGCCGGTCGTGAGCCTACCCAACGGGGCCCAGGCTGCCAAGAAGGCCCTCCAGCATCAGCTGAAGTGGGTCATGGGCTTTGAAGAGATCGTTCTTCTCTTTGATAACGATGATGTTGGACAGATGGCAGCGCAAGACTGCGCGACCCTCTTTCCGCACGACAAGCTCTTCATCGCCACGACGCATCCCTACAAGGACGCAAACGAGGCGCTGGTGGCACGAGACACGGATGCAATCCGCCAAGCTCTCTGGAACAAAAAGCGCTACAGCCCCAAGACCGTCATCGATGGACGAGACCTCTTCGATCTGGCCACTCGTCCACTCCATGGTCGGGATGCTGATTGGCCCTTTGTTGCTCTGGATTCTGTTACCGGTGGCCTGAGAAAGGGCGAGCTGGTTACGGTGACTGCCGGATCTGGCGTGGGCAAGAGCACTTTCTGTGGTGAGGTAGCCCAGCATCTGGTCGATCAGGGCCACAGCGTCGGCTACATCGCCCTGGAGGAGAGCCTCCAACGGACGGCGCTGAGGTTGATGTCGGTCAAGGCCAACAGGGCCCTGCACCTCAACAACGAGCTGCCCACAGAAGAGCTCCAGACGGCCTTCGACGCCTCCCTGGGCACCGGCCGGGTCTTCCTGCGGGACGGCTTCGGATCGGTCGACCCTGACGCGATACTCAGCGACTGCCGCTTCATGGCCATGGCCAAGGAGGTGGGCTGGATCATCCTGGATCACCTTTCGATCCTGATGTCTGGCAACGAGTCCCATGACGAGCGCAAGCTGATCGACATCACCATGACCAAGCTCCGCTCCTTCGTGGAGGAGACTGGCGTGGGGATGCTGCTGATCAGTCACCTCAAGCGGCCCCAGGGCGACAAGGGCCACGAGGACGGCCAGCAGGTAAGCCTGGGGCAGCTCCGTGGCTCTCACTCAATCGTCCAGCTGTCTGACATGGTGATCGCCCTGGAGCGCAACCTCTCCGCCGGTGAGGACCACAGCAACATCAGGGTGCTCAAGAATCGCTTCAATGGTCAGACAGGCCCAGCCGGCTGTATCCGCTTCGACACCCCCACCGGGCGCATGCTGGAGGACGCCATAGCTGCCTTCAACCAGTCGCCAGATTCCACCCTTGACGAGGATCCGTTTTGAACTCACCTACTACTGAGATCACCCTGTTTCTGGGGAAGCCAGTTGAGTATTGGATCACCCTTCAGACTCGAGTCGAGAGGGATGACCTGACTAGCCTGGTTCAGGAGATAGCCCAGCTCTCTGCCAAGGTCTACCGCTACGAGAAACTCATCGACACCATGGCCGCTGTACGCAGTGAGCTCGATCGGAGGTTCTCATGAGGCTCATCTTCGACATCGAAACCAATGGACTACCCCGTCAGGGGATGGATCGTGTCCACTGTCTTGTCATCAAGGACCTGGACACCCAGCAGGTGCTCCGATTCAACGACCAGGGCAACCAACGGTCCATCACCGAGGGGGTCAACCTCCTGGCTGAGGCCAGCCTGCTTGTTGGACACAACATCGTTGGATTCGACATCCCCGCTATTCAGAGTTTCTACCCCTTCTTTGACTTTGAGGGGGCCGTTCTTGACACACTGATCCTGAGCCGGATGCTCTACCCAGACATCCTCACCAGAGACTTCCGCAAGAGGCCCATCGGTATGCCTCCCAAGCTCTTTGGCCGTCACAGCCTGGAGGCCTGGGGCTACCGCCTGGGAGACTACAAGGACAACTTCGGCAAGACCACCGACTGGGCTGACTGGTCTGTGGACATGGAGGATTACTGCGAGCAGGACGTTCACGTCAACGAGCAGCTCCTCAACCGCGTCTTCCCCTACGAGAAGATCGAGCGGTACGGCCCCAGCATCAAGCTGGAGCATGAGTGCGCCCGGATCATGGCCCAACAGGAGACTTTGGGCTGGCCATTCGATGTGAAGGCCGCAGAGAGGCTGGAGGGTGAGCTCCGCGGGGAAGCTGACAAGCTGGCAGACGCCATGCGAGCAGTATTCCCATATGTGGCCGGCAAGGAAATGACCCCGGCCCGGAACAACTCCACCAAGGGCTACATCAAAGACGCCCCCTTCACCAAGCTGGTTGAGTTCAACCCGACCTCCAGGGACCACATCGCCTGGGCCTTCAAGACCTGGCACAACTGGACCCCCGAGGAGTTCACCGACACTGGCCGGCCCACGATCGATGAAAGTGTTCTCCTGGCCCTGGACACCGAGGAGAGCCGGACCTTTGCCCGTCTCCTTGAGCTCCAGAAGGCAGTCGGCCAGCTGAGCGAGGGCAAGAACGCCTGGCTCAAGCAGGTCACCAAGGAGGGCAGGATCCATCACTCCTGCCAACTGGCCACCAATACCGGCCGCAATGCCCACAGCCGGCCCAACCTGGGCCAGGTGAGCTCTGACCCCCGCTGCCGTGCCCTCTTCCTGCCTGGAGACGGCCTCGTGCAGGTGGGTGCTGACGCCTCCAGCCTGGAGCTGCGGATGCTCGGGCACTACCTGGCCTACTTCGATGGTGGTCGCTTCGCCGACATCGCGGTCAATGGTGACATCCACCAGATCAACGCTGATGCTGTGGGCGTTACCAGAAAGGCCGTGAAGTCGATCACCTACTGCTTCATCTACGGAGGTGGGGACGAGAAGCTCGGTACTACCACAGATCCCCTACTCAAGGGGCCCAAGGCCAAGAAGCTCGGAGCAGAGATCCGGCGCAAGTTCACCGAGGCCATCCCTGGTCTCGATCAGTTGCTCAAAGCCGTGGCCAAGAAGGCCGAAGGTGATGTGCTCAAGGGCCTGGACGGGCGGCCGATCCGGCTTCAAGGCAAGAAGCATGCGGCCCTCAACTACCTCCTCCAGTCTGCCGGCGCCATCGTCTGCAAAAGCTGGGTGGTGGAGACTCACCGGTGTATCACCAACGAGAATCTCCGCCTTGGCATCGACTACCAGCCCCTTGGCTTCATCCACGACGAACAGCAACTCGCAGTCGCGCCTCCACATGTCTCCCTCATTGAAAACATCCTCGTCAACTCCATGCCCATCGTCGGGGAAGACCTCGGCCTCAAGGTCCCGCTCGCCGCGGAAGCCAAGCACGGCTCCAGCTGGGCAGACTGCCACTGATACCCAGCTCCGAATCGACGCTGACTTCTTCGCCTACCGGTCCTGCTCAGCCAACGAGACCGAGCTCGACTGGGGTGATGATCTGGTGACGATCGCCTCCAACTTCAAGGAGGTGCTCGGGATGTTCAACCGGGAAATCACAAACCTCAAGCGCCGGTTCGACACTGAAAACGTCACCCTCTACTTTTCGGACAGCGTCAACTTCCGCAAGGAGATCGACCCTGAGTACAAGGGCAAACGCACCAAGCGCAAGCCCGTGGGCTACAAGCGCCTGCTTCAGTGGGCCGCAGAGAACTTCAAGGTGATCCGATACCCCAAGCTGGAGGCAGACGATGCCCTGGGCCTGGAGTGCCACCTGGATCCATCCGACTTTGTCCTGGTCAGTCCCGACAAGGACATGAAGCAGATCTCCTGCCGCCTATTCAACGGCGAGGAGGAGGTCAACGTGACCCCCGAAGAGGCCGACTACTGGTTCTGGACTCAGACCATCACCGGTGACCCTGTGGATGGCTACAAGGGCATCCCCGGCGTAGGTGCTGTGGGTGCCCGCAAGATCCTGAGCAAAGCTGAGGACCCATGGACAGCCATCGTGGATGCCTATCAGAAGGCCGGACTTTCTATGGATGACGCCATCCGCAATGCACGCCTGGCACGGATCCTCCGGCCTGGTGAGTACAACTCAACCACCAAGGAACCGATCCTATGGACCCCACCAGTTGGTTAATTGCAGCCGACATCACGGCCGTCCTGGTCGTCGTCTATGTTCTCGACAGCAATGTTTTCCATGCACTCGACCTTGGACTCTCTTATCTCCCCTCGGTCATTAGAGGAGCTTGTTTACGGACCCAGCTGCAGGCCCGCCTCTGGCTCGACCGCCAAGCCCTCATCCA